AGCTTGTCCATATCTACTATCTTCTCTCCCATAGTTTTTTCCTTTCTATATATAGAGCAATGATATCTTCAAAGTTATCTGGTTTGCGAGGTGGTGTTTGGCTGTAGATGTTGTGTGCTTCGAAACATCTGTTCTCATTGTATGCTTGTTGGCTTAGTCTTTCGCATTCTCTTGCAGACTCGAGGTCTATAGTCAGCATGAGAATGATAGTGTGGGTCATCTTTTCTATCATAGTCATCTCCTTGTAAAAAAGCTAGGAGGTCTGAGCAGTATTAGACCCCCTAGCTTGTTCTAGGATGAAGTTATTTTGGAGAAAACTATATCCCTAGAACGGTATTTCATCCGATTCTATTGCATTGTCAACACCATTATCCCCTGACATTGCATTTTTCTCAGTCATTTTCATTGACAGAATGTTACCTCTCTCTGTCTGCTTGACCCAAGCGGCAACTCTCTTTTCTCCAGAAGATGTTTCCGCTACACCAGTAAAGGTTGGTGCGTTTGGTGTATCGCTCTTGTTATCCCACAACCTACCTACCTTCACATAGATGTCTCTTATTGTAGTACCATCAGGCATTACATCCTTGAGCATTGCTATGCGTTTGGTTTCACCTTCATCGTTAAGGCTACCAGTACCAACTAGGATTAGCTGGTCACTCTTGCTATTGAATATAGCTCCAGTATTAGTGTTATCGTATTCCATATTACCTCCGTATTAGAATGGATTTAAGTCTGACTTTTTATCATCAGCGTTGTACTTGTTGTCGTGCTTACCGAGAAACACATCAGCATCACAACCTAGATGAGACAGACCTTTAGTTAAGGCATCAGTCAATGCCATCTTCCCAGCGTCTTCTGCTGGTCGTTTCATATCCTTATGCCAGAATGTTCTGCTTCCAGCAATTGGACCAAATATATTTTCAGGTAGAGTAGTCCATATACTTACCTTCGCTACAATCAAAACTACATCGTTTGTAGATGGGTAGTCATACTCTACGTTGTATCCCCACCCTACACCAACTGGTCCAAACTTCTCAGTCATCTTCATTATCTGATACTGTGGGTCAATCGATGTAAACTTACGCGAACCAAACGCAACCTTCTTAAGATACTTCATGTCAGATGGTGCTAGTGCTAGCCACAAATCCATGTTCTGCTTCTTCTGCATAGTTGTTTTGTAATCAGGGTCTTTAGTATTCATGCTTTCTCCTTCTCTTTTTCTGCATTTAATCTAGCTAACTTTGCAATCATTCTTAAATCTTGCGGATGCATTTTAAATTTTTCAAACTCTTGTAACTTAAAATGTCCGTTGTCTTTAACTATCATAGTAAAATCATCATCTTGATGAATTTCAACTCTGTTTATTGTAAGCCACTTGCCTGACCATAGTTCGTTATCTTTGTTTCTTTTACCTCTCATGCTTTCTCCTTCACTTTTATTGTTCTTCTTTTGTCGGTTATGTTTACAGATAATACATCACAGTCCATCTGGTATACATCAGGTGGGATGTGACTCATCAGTCTTTTCTTAGCTGATTCATTCTTTCTTGCTGACTCAAGTGTATCAACATAGTCATGAGCATCAGACATAAACTCATTACTCTCATTCATATCTAACTTAACCTTCCTATCAATCGCGATGCTTGAGATATCTGGGGTCTCCGCATCACGATTACTAGGAGGTTTCTTCTTGACTACATGTTTCCAAAACTGTTGAATTTTACCAAGCATTTTGTATGAGTATAATGGGTCGTATGCAATATGTCTTGATTCCCATTTACTGTTGCCAAATATAACAGATAAGTAACATCCATCTGGTTTGTAGTCGTACTCTTCACAATGTATATTATGTAAGTGCATATAGAATTGTATCTGCGGCATGTATCTTTCGATTATATCGTTCATGTTTGTAAAAGCATTGGTATGTTTTGCTTCAACAATGTAGCTTTTCTTTGCGCTGTCTACACACATCATGTCTGCTGTACCTTTGAAGGGTACATAGTCATCATCGTATCTGAACTCATGTTGAAGAATACGTTGAGTGCCAGCCATTGTATAGCCAGGTGAATGAGCTTGCACCCACCAGTTTAGATTAAATTCTTCTGTGAATATACCGAGCTGAACAGGAAAAACATCAGTCAAGTCTTTGCTTTCAACCAGTCCTACTTTCTCTTGGTAGAGGTCTGCCCACTCTCCATTCATAATTCTGATGGCATCTGTGCCACCGATAAATCCTTGTCTATCCATAGTTTTCTCCTTATTTATATGGCGATTGTAGTATCACTTCTGCAACTGGTCAATAAAATAATCAAACCTATCGAGATAATATCTGCGTCTTTCTAGCTCTGGTTTTACTAGTCCGTACACATCTGAGTAGGGTGGAAGTATGCGAAATGTTTTGATGGACATGTTGTAGATATGCATGATGCAGTCGGCTGGTATATCAATCAGACTCTCAATCATTATCTCGACACGTTCACTACACTCATCCATGCTTGTTTCGTATGGACGTTGGAACAGATACTTCCAGCGACTGAATAGCTGACGAACTCTGTCCGGTCTGTGTGGTGTTAGGTATGCTTCGACGTTTGCTTTTGCAGCAATAGCATCTGCTAGCTTGGTACAGCTCACATCCAACACGCGAACATCAACAGACCCCAAAGCATTTAGCTCTCGGACTAGTTGGTCGTTTGCTTTTGTTGGTGAGCGAAATGAAACAAGAGTGGTGACGTTGCCACCCTCTCCTATTGATACGACTTTAGACATTAGTTCTCCTTACTTATTAATTTTTTAAATGTTGATTCCCATACTCGGTCACTAATTATTACACAATATCGAGGGTCGCCAGTCTTACGCTTGCAGACTGCCATGTCTCTATCCTCTAGTAGATTGAATACGTTTGGAAAAGAACTCTTGTCTCGATACTTTACTTCTACAAAGAGAACCTGACCATCAATCTCGATAGTCAAGTCCGCTTTGTATTCACCACCTAGACTGCCCGATAGTGGTTGCTTCTTTGTTTTTATTCCTAGACTATTGAATAGTTTTAGAAACCACCTTTCGTGGTAGCTTCCTTTTGCTTTACTTTTGCTAACCATGTATCCTCCTCGTAGCACTTCATACAGATAAGACTGCTTCTATATAGAAAGACTACAAAGTATAGCGTCTGGTTTCCACACGCATCACAGATACGAGGTGTTCTTACCTCTTCACCACTACTTTTTTTTGAGCGTCGCAAGTCGGTCAATAGCGTGTTCAATCTTGATAGCAGTTGCATAGCGTAGCTCTGTGCCTTTCAGTTGTCGATAGTAGGTGGTCTTCGATAGACCAGCCCAGTAAAATGCATCACGCAAACTGACCTTCTGATTCTCTGATTGAACTGTTAGTTGTTCCAAATAACTTTTCATAGAGTCTAGGTCTACTACGCTTTGCCTCTTGGTACAAGTACCTGTTGATTGTTTTTGTACCCAATGCGGTAATAAAATATTTCTTGATTGTACCAGCCTTGCTCTTTGGGTACAACACTCGCTCATGGTCATGCACTCTTACAGCTACGATGAATCCATACTTAGATTCAAGTGAGTGTAGTGTTGTGCTAATGGTTCCTTGCCTGATATCAGGTAGTTCCTTCTGAATAATTCTATTTGTTATTCTTGGAGGTTTAGGGTTTGACTTATCGTGGTATAGTTTTATTGTTGCAAGTATACGAACTTGAACTGACGAAAGTTTTTTCATTATAGTATCCTTCAAACTGGGGAGGCTCTGCACCTCCCCTTTTTTGTTATGGTTGCATTGCTCTTTCAGTTAGGTCTTCAATAACTAAATCCATTAATACTTCCATTGGAATATTAGTTGTCTTGATACCTACTTCATCACAATAGTTAAGTAGTTCGAGGCAAGGCATGGAGTTTACCTTGTCCTCGATACCAGCTAGTATGATATCATTAATTGGATGTGACATCATCACTTCCATAATGAATAGTTCTACCTTCTGTTTCTTCTTCGTTCGGTAGATTCAACTCGTTACGCATACTATCAACAAAGTTGAACTTCTCTACTACACACTTCAATGATTTGTATATACCCTTCAAATCATAGCGTGTATCCCATGATGGGAATCGTTGTTCATCTTCGTGCAACGCTTCATAGAATAGCATGTCTGCTCTGAGTCTTTCTTCAAGTGTTACCATTTGTTTTCCTCGTACTGTTTTCATTAGAATAGTTCTTTCTGTTGTGGCTCATCGCCTAGTTTATATT